TATAGTTTTTTTAAATCAATCTATACCACCAAACTGGCCGCCGAAAATTTTGCCACAGCACTGTTTAGAGTTTCAAATCAACAGAGCATACCAGTATTGACACTGCTGGAACAGATGCAGGCTGCAAACGGCCTGGCTGAGTTGAACCTGACGCTGGCCTATTATCTCAACGATCAACGCAGTAACAGCACATTGTTGGGTGTTTCGGAACCAATGCAACCAAACTTTTATGCTGCGAGAAATGTCAGAGCATGAGCAAGTTTGCGCAAGGTCCTTACACAGTTAAGAACCCTACCAAGTACGTGGGCAAAGGCACCCCACGCTACAGATCCGGTTGGGAACTCAGCTTTATGCGGTTCTTGGACAACAACGACAATGTAATGCAGTGGGCCAGTGAAAGCATACAGATTCCCTATCGCAATCCAGTCACTGGAAAACAAAGCATCTATGTGCCAGATTTCCTCATCACTTATAGAACACGCCAACAAACACTGGTTGGTGAAGTGATTGAGATCAAACCCAAGAAACAAAGCATCATCGAAAGCAAGATGAACAACAGGGACCGCATGGTGGTGGCCATCAACTATGCCAAATGGGACGCTGCTTCCAAATGGTGCAGTCGCAACGGCCTAAAGTTTAGAGTAATCACTGAAGAAGACATGTTCCGCAACGGCGGAAAATAACCTGCGCTATACCATTAATGCGGTAAATATGGTATGACCAAACGATTAGAAGAACTCTTTGACCTGCCTTCCAGCACTGCTGACAAGGAACAAACAGTGACAGACATTGCTGCCACACAGTATTCTATAACTGAAATTGACAGCGCCATTGACAAGATTGATGCTGCATTGCCCGGCATACGTGATCTTGAAACATCAGACAGTGAAATGGACAGCCTGGCATTGAAGGCCACAGAAACGTTTGACGACCTAATGGATCTTGGCATGCAGGTTGACAGTCGCTATGCCAGTGAAATTTTTGCAGTAGCCGGTGCCATGCTGGGGCATGCACTCACTGCCAAAACTGCCAAGATGAACAAGAAATTAAAAATGATTCAGCTACAGCTACAAAAAGCCAAGCTGGATCTCGACCGTGAAAAACACACCAAAGACCCTGAAGAAGGTGACTCGTCAGTGGAAACTGCCGAAGGCCAGGTGTTGAGTCGCAATGATCTACTAGAAAGACTGATTGGCTCAAGAGATCAAAAGAACAAACAAGCATAAATATCATATAGGAAAAGAATATGAAACATTTCAAAGAATACCTGGCAGAAAACGAAAGAGTATACAACTACCGCATTAAAATTGCAGGTGATACTCCCAAAGATCTAGTTCGGGCACTGCAGGAAAAACTTCGTCAATTCGACGTGGTCAGTATCACTGCTCCAAAGACAACACCGGTCATGGCCCGCTTGGCAGACTTTCCGGCTATCGAAAACGAAAGCTGTACACACATGGATGTTGAATTCCGCTACCCTGCAATTGAGCCACAGATTCAACAGATTGCTCAGCTGTTGGGCATGGATCCAAATCGTGTGTGCATGTTTACTGTACCGTACGAAAACGGCTATGACAAAGAAGCTGTAGACGTTGAAAAACAAAACAAAGACCTGTTGACCGACACTGACTATCCAGCACCAAATGCAGAACAAAAGGCCTTGAGCAAAGACTACTCGGCTGCACCGGAAGATCATGCAGTGTTGAAAAATACCTACCGCAGTGAATTCACAGTGGCCGGTGGCAAGACACCACCTGCTGTGACCACAAACAGTATACCCACAAACAACAAGAGCCCAATGACGAACATCAAGCGTCCACCCAAGCCAGCAACTGGTTACAACCCAAAAGGATAATAAAATGAGTTTTTTCCACAACCTAAACAAAACATTAGACAGCATTGCTGCCAAGCCAGAAGCTGCACCTTTAAACGAGCGTGACATGAGTCGTGCTGCCAAGGGCTACGAAAAGTACGGCAAAGAAGGCATGCAGGCCTTGGCCAAAGCCGGCCGTGAAGGCAAGTCATTGGATCCTGTTCGCAACAAATATGACAAGTATGACAACAAAGAAGTAGACGAAGGCCTAGGTGACGTGGTCAAGAAAGCAGGCAGCATGGCCAAGAAGGCCGGTAATGCTGTGTTGAACAAACTGGGTCATGGCAGCGATGCTGATATGATTCGCGATCTACAACGCAAAATGGGTTTGCCACAAACAGGCGAGAAGCCACAACAACCCAAAGAAGGCAACGAATTCAGTGGCGAATTGCAAAAAGCACGAGCAACTGGTCAGAAAGAATTTGAAGTTGACGGTAAAGAATATCCTGTTAAAGAAACTGAAATGTCTCCCAAGCAAAAATCATTTGCTGCTTTGGCTGAACCCAAAGACAAGATCACATTTGCTGACAAGATTGCCGGCGCCAAGCAGGAAGTTGATGAAATGCTGGGCGATGTTGCTGCCGAAGCAATGAAAAGTGCCATTGGTAAAATGGGCGCCAAGAGCCATCAAGCTCGCACCACAATGAAGCACATTCCCAATGCAGGACCTGCATTGAAGAAAGCAGCCAAAGACATCAAGCCAGGCATTGCCGGCTATCGTGATCGTGCAGACATGCTACGTGCCGGTGGAGTTGACGAAGACGATGACAACAATCCATTTACAAACTGGAAGAAGCCACGCCGAGACACACCGCGTACAGGCGAAGTCACACACGGTGCCAAGCACGACACAGAGTGGACAGCAACCGGTCGCAAAGTAACACGTCGTGTTGATCCACAAGGCATGTCAGTTGGTTCAGACACAGATGCCGAAGGCAATGCTGTTGAAAAACGCGGCCGCGGTCGACCAAAAGGTCCTGCTAAAGGCCCAGAGCGTACCACTGCCAAAGCATACAAGCACAAAGGCGAGCGTAAGGTCAAAGAAGGTGAAGTAAGCACTGGTAACTTGCAAAAAATGCATCAGTTAGTCACTGGATTAAAATCTTATATTCAAGACGAAGACGGCCAGGCAGCATTAAAAGAGCTAACTGCTTTAATCAAGCACTATACAAGTCAAGGTGGCGAACAAGAGCTGGACGAAAAAGCAGTGAGCAAAAAGCAACAGAAGTTCATGGGCATGGTTCATGCCGCACAAAAAGGCGAAAAGCCTGCGTCCAAAGAAGTGGCCAAAACAGCCAAGTCGATGGGCAAGAAAGACGCAGAAGATTTTGCCAGTACCAAGCATAAGGGCCTGCCAGAAAAGAAAAAATCTGAAGCCAAGGAAAACAAATCCACAGATTCTGAATCTGACAGCAAAGAAGATGCTCCTAAAAAGTCCAAGAGCAAGTTCAAGTTTGGCGGCAGTGTGTACGAAGCATTGGATGCACAGTTGGAAACCTTAATCACAGAAGGCATGAGTGTCACGGTGAACATGAGTCAAGATGCTGAACACGGCGAAGATCGTAAAAATATCACAGTCAACGCCGACGGCGAAGATGCTGAACAATTAGCAGAATTGCTACAGATGGCTGGTATGAGTCAACAATCCAGCTCATGCAGTTCCTGCGGTTCATCGCCCTGCGGCTGCGACATGATTGATGAAAACAATCCAAACTGGCCCACTGACTCAGAAACCAATGACAATGCACTACAGTATGCTGGCGGCCTAAACGGTCCCAAGTCAACAGGCCAGTCCACCACACCTGTGCTGGCAAGTCAACTGCGTAGACAGGTCAGTATGGAAGAAAATGCTAGAGTTGAACAGAACCTGTTGAACCTGTACCGAACTTTTGGAAAGTAAACTATGAGCCAAGCAAATGTATATTCAACACTGCTGGAAACCGTAATGTATACAGACAAGTTACGTATCAGCACGGGCAACGTTAATGTTGGCTATCAAGTGTTTGCTGTAGATTTAAGTGATCCTACAGGTTTCTTGGGTGCCAACATTTATTCTAACCCTATCCTCCTTCCGGCTAATACCACACGTGATGTGTATTGTGGAGTTGGTAACAAGGTCACAGTAACTGGCGGGGGTACATGGAACGCCCAGGAATTAGGCACAGCAAGTTCTGCACGAGCAGGTGTATACAACGCCGCAGGAACCTAACATGCGAGCGCATGAGTTTCTCATTGAGAAACACCTTGGCAAGATTGGTCAACGACGAAGTCAAGCCACAGTTGGACTTAACAAGTTCAGAGATGCAGATCTAGCTGACAGAGTGTACGAACTTAATCGAGTCATGATGGCCGCAGCGGCCACTGACGGTACATTCGTGCCTGACATAGATAA